ACTAAAATTCCGATTGGTCTCGCTAACAAAAGGCTGATTGCTTTTGAATGAAGATGTGCCGTCGGTCGCGCCCCCCAACGCCTTTGTCACAAAGTCTGTGATGCCGCTGGTGATGACACCAAGCGGATTGCCGCCCTGGATTTCAAGCGGTCCCTTCGCTTCGCCCGTAGCGCCACCCCGAAGATATCCCACAAGACGGCCAAGGAGATCGCCTTTATCGGATGAAAATACTTCACCGAAACTAGATGGCGGCTTTGATAGATCGTCCTCTGGACGCACCGGCCCGATAAACTCTTTGCCCCCAGACTGCCGGTCGGATGCATGAAGGAAGTTGTCGGTCGCCTCGGCTCCCTTGTTGACCAAGCCGGCGGCTGTATCGATGCCTTTTGTGAGGCCCGCGTGATCGCCGCCCATGGTCTCTGCAAGCCGCTTAGTCGCAGCCTGAAGACCCTCGAATGCGTCGGTGACCCCGCGCGCCGCCTGTGCTTCCTTGTCGGCTTCCGGTGCTTTCTTGGCACCCTCCCTGATTACATCAAACCCGCCGACCTGTGCATTGCCGCGGTCAAGATGCGCTGCGAGTTCGTTGGGATTGCTGAACCCACGCCCGAGCTTTTGCGATAGGCTGTCGGTGATGAATTTTGCCGCGCTTGGCGCCGCCTGCTGCAACGCTCGCAGGGCATCACCCGTCAGGCCGTCCTTTTTGATGCCGTCCTCAAACTGGCCGGTGATCTGATGAGCTTGATCGCTGTCGCCGACATCGCGCCTGATCTGCTCGAATAAGGCTCTATCGAATGCCTGAAATTCCCCTCGCGCAGGCGGTGACGTTGAAGGGCCAGCCCCCAATACGCGCACACTGGACGCGGAGTCTTGGGCTCCCCCAGGGACGAAGTTTGGCGGGTGGATGATTGTTTTGTTTTTTGCGTTCTGTTCCTGTTCGGCAGAAATAAACTTTTCATAGCGCCCCTGGAGCCTAGAGACGTCGGTCCCAAGTTTTTTTGCTTGGTCGGATACCTTGGCAAACCCATCGGAATCACCGAGCGACTTCAGGCGGCCTTTTTGGCGTTCTGTTTCTTCGCCAAGTTTCGCCATGCCAAGCAATGCGGTAGTGAGCCCGGCAACGAGGCCAGCCGGGGATAAGAGACTGGATGAAAGACGTCCGAACATGCCGGCGACACCAGCGAGACCGGCAGCGTCAGCTAAGGGAGACACCGCTTCGCTAAGGGCCGCGGCCGGTTTACCACCAGCGCCTCGCTTGGCGCCATCAAGCCGCTTTTCAATGTCGCCCATCGACTGCTTGCCGGCCTCGCCGACGGCCTGGAGGCGGCGCTTGACGTCTTCGTCACCTTCAAGCGAAATGCGATGCTTGATCTCATTCTTACTAGCCATCGCTGTTTTTCCAGTTCCCGGAGTAGACCTCGACAAGAGCGTCACCGACGCGGCGTGTTACGGCACCGATATCGAAGCGCTTCGGGTCTTTCACCGATGGGACGCCGACGAATACCGGCAGCCACTTTTTGCGGTTGTTCTTTGTGACGCGGCGAGACAACGCAAGCACTGAGCCCGAGCGACTAACCTTCACTTGACCAAACAAAATCGGCTTGCTGCCATGGCGGCCGCCCTTGAGAGGCCCCACCGATTTCACGAAATCAGCAGGCGTCCACCGCTTGCCGCCAGCCTGCAGCGGCAGATTGCGATCGATCGGCAGCCAGAGCAGCGGCCGCCCGATGACAGGCTGCGGGTCTTCGAATTGCCCGGCATATTTAATCTTGTGGTAGACGAAGATCGCAGGCGATGCGGAATTCCCGCGTTCTGGATAGTTCTTAACTCGAAGCGCATTTTGCCAGCGCGATGAAAACCCGCCGGCCGCAATAGCCGCACGGCCCTCTTCCTTGATGATCCGCGCTCCTTCTCTAAATGTTGCCGTGGCAACACGCGCGATCCGTTCATTGTCGGCTTCTAACGCCTTGACGATATCGCCGGAAATTTGTTTGAGCGTGATTTTCATTTAAAATCAGACCGCCCTTTGGTTGTCGTAGCCACTTGTGGCCCCATCTCATCTGTGCCATATTAACCGACGTTTATTCTGCGATTAGGGAATACCCATGGCACGCAAACCAAATGAGCTGGTGAAGCTGAACCTGAGATTCGACGAGGCACTGAGGGCTCGCCTCGAAAAACAAGCTGCGAAAAATAACCTTTCGCTCAACTCCGAAATTGTGGGTCGATTGGAACGGTCGTTCCACCCGGAGAAGATCAGGGAAGAACGCCTAGCCGATCTGCGAGATATTTTCGCAGAGCTTGGTATCACTCGGCCCAATCCTTCCGAACGCGCTTGTTGACGTCCTTGATGTCGCCGCGATGTGCCATCGTAGCGAGGGCCAGCGTTTGACTGCGGTCCCGTCGTCGTCGTCGCTCGGCAAGCCAGAGAAACGCTTCCGCTTGCAATGGTGTGTAATCCCAAACGTCGGACGGCGGGTGGCCGTAGGCTATCAGTCGTTCGACGAAGTCGGCGTAGACGACTCTGGCGTCATCGGCTGGTCGGTCGCCGGCTCGCGGCTTGCGCTTAGTGCGCCGATCACGCTCTGCAAGAAAGGGGCGCCACGTTCACCCTTAAAGGTTAGATCAACGATCGTGGCGAGAATGTCGATTTGCTGGCCAGCCGCGGCAGCGTCGAAAGCGGTCATCAGGTTTTCGTCAGTTGGTGCCCGGCCCCATCGTTGCTTTGCTGGCCCGATAACGCCCATTCCGAACATGGCGAGCGCCATTTCCGAGCCGGAGGATACCAGCGCGGCGGTGTCGATCGTGCCGTCCCCGACGAAACTAAGAAGGGCGGGATGATCCCGCACCAGCGACGTCAGCTTGCGCAGGCTGAGGCCTGAAACCTCGACCGCCGCGCGACCGAGCGCGACGGTTTTAGTAGCTGGCCCAATACTCAACAGGTCCATGCGTTACTCGATTGGCGCGGTGTAAACGCTGCCGGTGCCGGTGTAGTAGTTCAGCACGTCTCCGGCCGTCGTCAGAGCGATCGGCGCGCTGCCAGTAGCACCACTGAGCGAGCGAATGGTGCCGAATGCCTGCAAGGTATTGTCATAGAGGACGTCACCGGAAAGCGGCATCGGCGCGGTTTCGTCGCTGGTATCGATGAAGTTCAGCGCTTCCTTGGCGTTGATGTTAACGCTCGGGCAGATAACCTCCCAGCGCGGGCCAATCGCATTTGCGCCGGTAAACTTCAACTGCCGCCGCACCACCGTTACACCGATCTTGATCATTTCGCCGGTGGTATCGCTGGCGATTTGGCCCAACATCGCCATCAAGACGTTGTCCTTGGTCCATTCGTCGCACTGCAGGTCAAGCGCCATCTCGATGAGTGACGTATTGACAAAGTCAACGGCCTTCACCGGGCCTTGCGTGCCCTTGTGCTTCTGCACCGTCGGCGTCGGGGTTATGCTGAATTTCTGCACGTTGCCGATATGGGTCCAGACAGTCATAGGTGATCTCCTTGGGGTTGTGCCGGATCGGCCTGTGCCGCTGGCTTTGGTGTTACGTTACGTTCGAAAAAATGCCGGTCGCACAACACGGCTTGAAACTGGTGCGAGAAATATCCGAAGTAGTACCTGCAGACTTCGCAGGGCCGGATCGGATTTGGCATCAGACCTGGCCCGGCCGCAGAACGTAGGTGAACTGGAATTTCAGCGATGTTTGCCCGAGCATGGCCCCGGCAAAAACTAGATCACTTTCCATGCCGAGGTAGCGCCCGCCACGACTATTGAGGGTCAGAGCAATCAACTGGCTGTCGGTCGCAATCGCATTGATGATTGCAGCGCGCACCGTGGCCAGCCCCGTCCCAACGGTCGATGAGCTTGCGAAATTTGATAGGAGAATTTGCGGATGCATGTGGACGGCGCGCGGCGCTGTGGCCGGACGCGCAATAGGATCTTCCTCGTCGGACATCTCATCGCCTTCAAGAAGGATGATGCGCTTGGTCCGGCTGGTGTCATCGTCCACAACTATGTCATTGCGTGCGACCTCATCGACCCCCGGAATGGCACCGAGTAGAACCATCAGCCGCTGGAGAATGGTTTCCCTGCTGTCCATCATGCCACCAGGATCAGGTAGAGTTCGCCTGAGCCGTCTGGCGTCGGCTTTGGCTGGGTCGCGACAATGGTCCAGTCCTTCCCGTTGAACGAAATCGCAGACCCCTTCAGGTCATCGCGGATGATCCCGTTGGTTGCTAGTTCGCTTAACCTGACCCGCGCCGCCGGTTTGGCCGCCCCGAATTGCAGGCTTGTTCCGGTGTCCAGCATGACGCCCTGCGTCTCGTCGAGAACGGTCAACGTCACGGTGCCAGAAGCCTCCAACGAGGCTTCCACACCGAGCGAGTCATAAATTGGGTCTAGCAGCAGCGTCCCGAAATCGATCATGCCAGATCGTCCGGGATCAGCGTCGGCTTGAGGATGAACTTGCCGATCGTCACTGTCGAAATATTGCCGGATGCGTCGACCACTTCGCATTCGTGATAGAACGTGCCCGCGGTCTTGCCCTCGGTATCGACCGGATCGAGCGTGACGACGATCGTCGATCCGGCCGTTGAATTCTCGATCGTGAGGCCCGATCCTGACGACTTCTTAACGTAGATGTCCTCGGTCGCCGTGGCGCTGACATTCTTGGCCATCCACCAGCGCGCAGCGGCGCCGCTGAGATCGACCGACGCCCCCGTCTTGTCCAGCACAGGAATCCGAATCGTTGCGCTATCGCCAGCCCAATGGGTGACGTCCTGATTGATCGCTGGCATATGATGTCCTTAGTTGAGCGTCGCGCCGCTCAGATCGACGACCGTCTGAAACTGGCCGTCGAGCGTCACATCCGGATCGATGGTGCCGGACACCACGAGATCATTGCCGAACGCGCCGGATAGCGTCACGAGACTGCCGATCGGCTGCGGCGCTGGCTGGCTGGTGCCCCATGCGTGACCCCAACTATCAGCCCATGACAGGCGCCATGCAGAGGCCATGTCATGGCCCCCATGGCGAGCCGGTCGTGCCGAGCCCGGCCACCGTCACGTCGTTAACAGAATGCAGGTTCGCGTCGATCTCGCCCGTTTTGGTGAATGTCAGGCTGTCGGTTTTGGCCTTGATAGCGTTCACGGTGGCGGCATCCGGCAAGGTTGCAATCGCCGCTAATGTCGCATCGTCGGCGCCAGCAAGAGCCGTCGCTAGTTCAGCATTCGTCGGGAGATCGTCCACGCTCGTCTGCGTAGCTGCCGTCTTTGCCGCGTCATAGGCGATTGTCAGCGTCATGGCATCGCCCGTCTGGGCCGCTGTCTGCGGGAGCGCCGCAATCGCTGCGAGCGTCGCGTCATCGGCACCGGCCAGAGCAGTCGCCAGTTCGGCGCTTGTTGGCAGCGCGTCGAGTTGCGTGTCGAGATTGGCAGAAGCCAGCCCGACCGAAGTCCGCACGCCGGCCGCGTCGAGTGGTGCGGTGTAGGATGACCCGGCCAATCTGGTCGATACCGCCACGTCAAGATTGCTTGCCGTTAGCCCGGTCACAGAGCCGACCGAGCCGGACAGGTTGCCGGTGATGTTTCCAGTGATGGCGACAGTCCACGCCGTAACAGCCGCAACCCCATCGGACGCCAGCTTAAACCCTGTCTTATCGCTCACCGTCACCGCAGGTGTTGCGGCGTTGAGGCTGGTTTTCATCGCCGCCGTGAAGTCGCCGGATGTCGGAGCGTTGGTCAGGTTGGTCGCCGTCGTGATCGTGCCTGCCGTAATATTGGTGGTGCTTGCAAGCGTGGTTGGGAACGTCGCGGCCAGGAACCCAGATGGCTGCGAATAAGTCGCCATGCGGCTGGAAATCGCGGCATCGAGATTGGTAAACCCGCCGGTCGATGCACTGACCACATAAAACCGATCTCCGATATCATCGATCGTGGCCGCGGCTCCTCGCAGCGCGAGAATCCCGAGCGACGCGGTGTCCGTAGTATCCAGGGTGACCTTATACCAGCCGCCTGAAATTTCCGTCGCGTTAGTCGCGCCAGCATTCGGATTGCCGAACGCGCCGCCGGCCTTCGATATCGTGATCGCAATGGTTTTTCCGGTCGCCTCGCTTACATGGTCCGACGATAGATAAGCCTTGAAAACGGCGACGAATGATGTCGATTGCGCAATTGAAAACATCTACATCCCCGCAAATGCGCGTGCGCGCGAGACACCACCGCCGCCACCCGGCGGATCGATGGTGATCCCGCTATTGTGCAGTAAGTCAAAACTGTTCGTCGCCGTCGGCGACCCCGTAAATGTCATGTCACGGACGGCACACCAAGAAAGCGCTGAACTTGCCGCGGCGCCGACGGTGGCAACCGTGCCAAACGACGAAGACGCCAGCGTGATTTCGGAGCCCGAACTCCCCGCCCACGCCAGCGAATTGGAGACCGTAACGGTCCCCCCGGCAGGAAATTGAACGTAGTTCGGCGCGGTGATGTTGAGCGTGCCAATGGTGCAGGCCGCATTGATGAAACACACGCCCGCGCCGGAGCTAGCACCGAAACTCACGGCGCCGAACGTGTGCCCCGCTGCGCCGTTAAGAGACATTGTGCGGGTTCCGGTTGCTCCCGTAAAACTGATGGTCGCCGACGCCGCGCTGAGGGTCAACCCCGTCACGGTCGCGATATTGAAGGTCGCGGCGGTCGCCGACATGGTATATGTCGCCGAACCTAAATTGATTGTCCGCGTGCCCGAACCGCTCAGATTGAACGCGCTCCCGGTGGCCGAAACGGCGATGTTGTTATTATTGGCACTGTTGTCGAATGTGCCGGTGAATGCCCCCATGTTAAGCGACTGAATTGAAATCGTGCCGCCAAAGTTGACGGTAACGGTGCCTCCACCAGAACTGCCATCAAACGTGACGGTGTCGGCAGAGCTGGGGACGGATTGGCCGCCTGCGCCATTGGAGGTCGCAGCCCAATGCGTGGTTGTGACGGCGTCCCACGCGCCTGTGCCGCCGACCCAGAATCTGGATGCCATCTATTCAATCACTCGGGCTTGTGGTGGCATTGGTTAGGCGACGCGAACCTTGACCGCGCTGGCCGTGCGATACAGGCCATTGACAGGTATGCCACCCGCTGAAGCGGTGGCGTCATCTGCAAAATCTTCGAGTCCACCATTGCCGATAATAATATGACCCGCGACCCCGGCACCGTTGGGCGCCCCGGCCCCTAATGTAAGGTTGCCGCCATTTCCTTCTGTCGTCGCACTTCCCGCTGCTATCTCGAAAGCGCCGCCAGAGCCGCTAGTAGCACCGCCATATCCTGCTGTGAGAAAGATGCCACCACCATTGCCGGTGTCGCCACCGTTGCCCCCGTCAAGATAAATGTGGCCGCCGTTGCCTGAGCCGTATCCGCTACCACTATCAAGGTGCGCGGCTCCGCCGTCGCTATCACCACCAAGGGCATAACCTGCTAGTAATTTGGCGGCTCCCCCCGTCCCGCTCGTCGCCCCGCCTGCGCCAGCCGAAAGTACGATGGCTCCGCCAATATCAGTTGGCCCCGCCGCATCTGGGGCCGTTGCTACACTAAGATGAACTGTCTCGACCATGGTTCTAAACCTTTGCTAGGATGTAAGCGTCGTCGCCGTTCAGGATGTACGCGCCAGCGCCGTTGACGATGTATGCGTAGCCAGAGGGAGCGTCGGGGAGGGCATCGCCGGTCTGGCTCAGCACGCTCAGGCCGGTCGTCGATGGCAGCGCGTCGTAGATGGTGATGGATTGGAGGGCGTTAACCCCAGAACTTCCCAAATCAATCAAAGTCGCGACAAGGGGATTGCCTGCGGGGCGATCTGCATCTTCCAGTGTGAGCGCCTGGGCGTCGAAACCGTTTATGGTAAATTCAAATCGAGTGCCTGTCACTGTGACGGCTACCGTATTTAGCGCTCCCGCAACACCAGAATTAACGCTGGTTGCAATGGTGGCAGAAGCCTCACCGTTATAACTTCCACCGTCTATCTGCTTCGATGAAGCATCAGCGTTTATATTTAAGCCATCATTGCCGTCAGCGGAGACCACCGCAAAAGATAGCGACCCGTCATAAGGGTCGGCCACCTCTTTGAATTGTATCGTGAGTGTGGCCGCGTCCAGTATTTTGGATCGCGCCGCACCTATAAGCCCGACGACGAGACCGTCTGTGCCCTCAAGATAACCATCAGCCGTAAGTTTGCTGGGATCGTATTCAGAAACAGCCCACCCATTCTCCGTATTCGCATCCGCGCCCAGCAGCGTGTCGATGGCGACATCGCCGTCGGCCTCGGTCCATGCGCGGTCGTTCACAAGGTCAATGTAAATCTTAGCGTTGGCGGGAACCCATTCAGGGGCGCTTGACCCACCTGCATCGACATGCTGGGAAGCCGTGACCGGCCGACCAAACCCAAACATAAGAAGTGGGCTCCGTTGGACCATGCTAGACATCGTTCGCACCTTGCCCGAGCGATGCCTTGAGATCGTCGGCTTCGGCCTGGATGGCTTTTGCCATTTCAACGGTCTTGACCGCAGCCGCTTTGACGTCAGCAATGGCATTGCCTGCCTGCGTCTGCGCCGCCGCAATCTCGGCCTTAGCCGTCGCCAAATCCTGCTTGAATTTGTCGCCGAGAAAACTCGCGCCGGTGATGTTCCTTTTGATCGGATCATCTGAAAGCGTATTCGGAGGAAGCGTCATACTCTGCCCTTTTGGGTTTAGCTCGTGAATCGCCTTGTCCAGAAAGCGATCGAACTTTCCGGCCATCTCGATTGCGGCGGACTTCTGGTCCACCGTCACGTAGGGCGGACCGCCAGCCGGTCAATCAGTGCATCAAAATCCGAACGTAGCTTTGCGACCTCGTCGAACAGCGCCGCTAAGTTGGCGTCTGTTGTGGCCGCGACCGCGCGAAACTGCTCAAAGTTGCAGGCATTTATATTGATCGGTTGACGTTCGATCATCAGCAGCCCTCGCAGATAACGGTCTCGATACGGTTGAATGCATCGCCGATAATACGGCCATGGCCCTCGACGCCTTGCAGTTCAACGTGATCGCTGAGACCTGGATCGCACGGCTTCACGTCATCGAACCCAGCCAGATAGAGCGACACCGCCAGAAGCGAGGCGGTCCATGGTGCTTGATGGCCGTGACAGTTGAGCATCGCCCAGATTGCCCCACGCATGTCCGGCGTCTTCGTCCAACCATGGGACTGAACGAAACGAAAATAATCCTCACCACCTTTGCGCCAGATCCGCTCGATCGATGGCACCGCGATCCGGACAACACCGCCGGGCTTGAGCACCCGACGGCATTCCGTGAAGAACGCCAGCGCCTCATTATATTTGACGTGCTCGACCACATGCTCGGCGAGGATGAACTGCGCGCTGTCGTCGTCGAAGGGCAGCCGTTTTGTGATGTCAACGTCGTCGTCGTGGTTCAACCATCCGTCAATATAGTTGTTGCCGCACCCGAGATTGATCTTCATCGACACATGCCAATTAGGTCACAGCGAACAAACAGCATGTTGCTACCAGCGAATGAATGCACCGCATAACCGCGTTCAGCCATAAGGGCGCGGAGTTCTGCGCAAACGTCACCTTCGGCCTGCGGCGACACAGCCTCGGCGCAAATCACTTTCGGACCGCCGCGCTTGTAGTCAATGCTTCGCAGGATTATGGCGTCCATGCCCTCGGCGTCGATGCTCAACAGGTCTGGCCAGCATCCATCCGCGTACTTGTTCACTATCTCGTCGGCGGTCACCGCCGGAACCTCGACTGTGTCGCATATCTTGTGCCCCTGGATGGGCAGAAGCGAGTTGAGACCGCTGCTGGCCTCGTCAAGACGATTGAGCACCACAGTGCCTTGGTTTGGTGCGCCGACCACTGCCGCGCACACGTTGACGTCCTCGGGCCGGCGTTGCTTAAATTCCTCGATCAATGCGGGGTTGGCCTCGACATTGATGCCTCGGCTGCCACGCTGGTACAGCAGTGCCGTGTTGGACAGGTGAAATGGATGATGCGCGCCAATGTCGAGATAAGACGGCCGCGCGATGCGCAGGCACCCGAAAAGGTTGATAATCGCTAGATCATCGCCATGCTGCGCGTAGGTGCGCCCGCCATACCACTGATGCGGATGATCGAACATTCCCATGAGTGCAATGAATGCCTCCTGCATGTCCGGCTTCATCATGCCGGCACCATCGCGCTTACAACAAATGCGTCGTAAACCTCGGGCGTGGTGTGGCTAATCCAGTCGTACTCCTGCACGTTGGCCACGGTCAGAATATTCTTGTCATCGCGCATCGTCTTGATCGGCGCGACTTCCAGCGCATCGTCCTGACTGAGCATCTTGTAGACGACTGCCTCTGGCGTGTTCGGATACCTCTTCGACTCGCCATCTTGCCAGTCGTAACGCTCGATAAAGCGACTGTCGCGAATGTACGGCACCGAGAAAAACATGATGCCGGTCTCCACCCACGCAAACTCCTTGAACTTGGTGCCGTTGACGCTGCAGACGAGTGACTCTAGGTTCTGCTTTTGCATGGTCTCGCAGAGCTTCATCACTGGTAGAAGCAGCAGACTGTCGCCCTCGATATGCACCGCGTAGTCGTAGCCGTGGTCCACGGCGTACTTCAGGCCAGCGCAGAAGGCGCGGCCCCATCCGTCCCGCCCCTTGCGCGCGAGGTGCCCAATGTTGTTGCCGAGTTGCAGGACCGGAACGTCGTGGATCGCGAGAGGCGAGTTGGAGTCCACCAGCAGCAGGTCGCAATCCGGGTTGATGGCGCGGTGCAGTTTACCCCACAGCGCCGCTAGGCTGCGCTTCTCCTCAGTGTCGCAATACACCGTGCCGAAGATCAAAACCTTCATGCTGCCTTCCACGTCTGCTTGTTAGCTCCGACGTCGTGCGGCTGCGCTCGCGCGCAGTTACGGCACAGCGACCCGCCCGAACCACCGAACTTCATGTTTTCGCTGTGCAGTTTGCTCATCGCCTGCGACGCGAACAGACCGTGGTAGTCATCGACCAGCAGATTGCCGAGCTTATGCTTCACTGAGTAGTCCATGCAGCACAGCACGACGTCTCCGTTCGGAAGCAACACGTTCTGGTCATAGAACGGCGTAAACGAGCACGTAACGGGCGTGCGGTGAACAGGTTCAAGGTCAATGGTCTGCCCCTCGATTGCCTGCAGATCGAGGTTGCCCGCCCGCGTCAGCGGATTCCACTTCATGTCGACCGAGCCTGCGACGCTGGTCTCGGCCATCGTCATGAACCGCGCGCCCCTGATCTTCTGAAAGATGGCGAGAGCCTGTCGGTAGTGCTCACTGTCCTTGAAGCCGCGCATGTTGCCCCGCGCATCGGGGAGATGCACCACGATCGCCTCGACCTGCGACGAGTGCAGCGTCAGCAAGTTGGCGACGCGCTCTGGATCGCGCATTCCTTGCAATGTGGTGTAAAGCGCGACGTTATAGCCATTCGTGAGAGCGTGATCGAGCATGTCGGTCGCGAAGCGGTTCGCCCACGGCTCGGACATGCCGGAAAAATCGATGCGGACATACGTCGGCAACTTCGCCACGATGACCATGAAGTTGCCGAGCGAGAGCGCCCGCACTGCGGCCTCCGGATAGTTGCTCACCAGTTTGTCCTGCGGGCAGAATGTGCACCGCATCGGACAGCCCATCATCGTTGTGATCTCAAGCGTAGGCACCTACGTCGCCTCCGAACATTCGGGCGCGCGTTCCCATTTGGTGCTTATGTCCGGCTCCGTATCTTGGACCGCGAATTCACACAACTCTCCCCATCCCCGAATAAAGTTTTGCCTGAAGGCTTCGAATGTCGGATATGCCTTCGTCCATTGGCCGTCATAGACCATTGGAACGAACGCGCAATTTTCATTCGGAAACCTAATCCAGAGTGTTTTCGGCTCACTCATGACGCTGCTCGTGTTCAACGAATTTCTGGAGCTTCTGCAATGCCGCATGAACGTCGATAGTCTTGTCGCACTCGTGCGTCTTTGTCGGCTTCATGAGTCCGGACCTGACGTGGAAGTAGTGTCCCGCGTGGCACTCGCACGGATTGGCCGGCTCAATCGCCAGCGTCGGCGCGAGGTGAGATCCAACGCTGTTGGTAGTTTTGAACCCCTCATGCCCGCCATAGACGATCACCGTCGGCGTTCCGACTGACTGCGCGAGAACAGGGGCGAACCCTGCACAGGTGAAGGCAAGGTCAGCCTCCGCATAGAGACCCGCCAATTCCTCAAATGCCAGTTCACCGCGGTGAAATTTGGTGTCCGCGGGCATCTCCTGCCCGGCGATATGCTCCCCGTTGTCGCCGAGATTGGCGACGCTCACGACGTGGTAGCTGTCGCGAATGCTCTCGAATAAGGTCGCATAGGTCTTGATGTCTGGAAGCCGTGGCTCGCAGTGAAACAGGTTATTCAACACGGTCGGCCTATAGACCATTAGCGGCTTACTGATTGCACCGATCTTCCGACGCGCCATTTGGCGCCACTGGTCAGGAACCGGGAGGCTGAAGTCTGGCCTCGCCGGCATGGGTAGACCGACGCATGAATATTGAGCAGCCAATATGCTCCCATGCTTTCGGATCAGTTCGGCGTTGTAGCTCATGCGCAAGTAGTTCGCCCCGCCCGGAATGTTGGCGCCGGCACTTGGGAACTTTGCATACTCGCGAATTCGTGGCGGATGATGGCTCGCCACGGACTGTATCTGCAATCCGTCGGCCATCAGATCCTGGTAGAGCGCACAGTAGAATGTCTCCAGGACTACCGGCTCACCGCTCGCCATCAACGTCCGCATGATCGCGCGCTGGTGAATGCAGTCTCCGAGTCCGAGGTGACCGCGGACGACAATCATATCACGTCCTTGAGTTCGACAATCGGCCAGAAGGGAATTTTGCTGCCCGGCGACGCGTTCAGTAGTTCAACCCCGAGCATCCTAAGCGGAGCAACGGTGCCAGCGAGTTCGTCACGTTGTCGGCCCCAAATATCAGCCACCGGACCCCAGGGATGGGGCTGGTGATGATGCGTCCGACCGGATGAATCCGGACCGCCGTCAAGTCCTAGCGTCACGATCCGCTTGACGCCGAGGTGGCAAAGCAGATTGATCGCGCCGCGCACCGAGGTATGCCGCAGAAAAACCTTCGAAGGATCACCCGACAACCCGTCAGGCGTTTCGCTCGGCCGAGGCCGGCGCAGAAACTGCACATAACTGCAATGGACATCGCCATGGCTGGCACTGATGACGCGGCCGGCAAAGGCTTTCACCGCGGCGCGGTTGTTCATTTCCCACCGCTCGTCAGCGTAAAATAATATATCGGCGAACGGCACGCTATAGAGCGACGAGTTGACAACGACCGTGCGACGGCCCCGCAGCAACTCGGGGTCAACGGCAGTAAAGGAAGGGCCACCGCAGATCAGGAAGGCGTCCTCGCCTTCCCAATCTTGGGTGATAGAAACAAACCCACCGCCCCTTGGGGCGGCGGGTACGGGCGAGAGCATTAGGCGATCGCCGCCTTATACAGCGCACTCGGCATGGTGCAGACGGCGAGCGGGTAGGAATACATCTCCACGTCGGCATACATGTTGCGCTGCAAATCAGGGACCACCCAGGAATAGGCTTCCTGGCCGGGAGTGTCGACAAAATCGAAGCGCTCGTCGGCTGGCGCATAGCACATCTGAAAGATGCCAGCGCCGACCGGAAATATCTTGCACTTCTTGTCAGCGATCGCGACAGTCGAATTGTCATCCGTGCCGCGATAGTTGCTAAAGAGAATGCCGCCATACATAACATCACGCCACGCCGTCGGCTGTTCACGCAACGCCTGTGCAGCTTGCCAGTTCAGATACGTCGCGCGGACCTCCTTGGAGGATGTCAGCTTGTCAAAGAAACTGTCCGAGCAGATCGCTTGAATCCTGACGCCGTTTCCGCCGAGACCCTTCAAGGCGCGAAGGATGGAACGAATGGCGGTTTGACACGCGCCAGCCGTTGACCCGTCATCCGTTGTGTTGGACATTGTCCACGTCACTTCGTTCGGGATGCTCTGATTGAACGCCGTAGACGCGGTCCAGTCATAGATCGTGGTCCCGTCAGCATCGGTGGTGATACCCTGCACCGCGCCTAGCATCATATTTTCCCACGTCAGAGCAATGTCGTTCTGCATAAGATATTGCAGACGCTGAACCATCATTTCCATTGACTGCACCTCGGTCACCGATCCGAAGGCGCGGATGCCGGCAATCGTGGCCGCCATCAGGCGCTTGGATTTAGCAAGGCGCGGAATGGTGAACGGTCGGACATCGCGCGTCTTCTCATCCGTGCGACCTTCGGCAGGCGGAGAACCGCGATCCGACGTCTGAACCAGCGCGGGTGCGTTGAGGCGGGTTTCGATCATGATATTCTTGGTCGTGGGCTGACCAAGGGGCGGCGGCACAAAAAGGCCGGGAAGCGAGCGCAAGAACGTCGGGGTAAACCCCTCCTTGTCGATGCCGGCGGTAAGATTCTGGGCAGCGAAGGCGTCTTGATTAAAGACGTCCATAGTCAAATTGGCCATTGTAGTTTCTCCATTTGATGATGCGACGTCATCTCGACGTTGCGTTTTGAACGGTCCGACGCTCCACGCGCGGATTTGCGAACGGACGCTTCAAAGAGCGCTCGTCATTTCAGGTTCTAGGCTTGAAAGGTGGGACGCTTTCCGTCTAAGGGCTCCGACGCTTCACAGCGTTGGCATCCGCCCGTCCCGTGGCGAGATTGGATTAAGATCGAACTTTGATCCCGGCGGCCAGGAGTTCGGTATTTTTGGTGACGGTATAAGCGCCGGCAGTCACCGTCGAATCATAGATCAGCGCGTTGCCATCGACTTCGCAGCCACCAGTGACAACAGTCGCGAGGACATCGCCATCGCTAGGATCGCAATCGTCGAAAAGAATTGCGACGCCGGTCTGCGAACCGTCCGCGCCGGAGTGTGGCGAAATGACATACTTGCCGCCAGACGTGAGCTTGCCGAGAACGGTCCCTGCGAGAAGAGGAACGGCGCCGGTGAAGCCGCCGTAAATAGTGACCTGATCGCGCGAGTACCGGCCATTGCTCTCGCTCTGGATGAAACTGCCAGCGCGGAGGTGGTTAGTCAAAACAGTCATGATGTTTTCTCCATCTAAAGGGAACGCGGCGCATCACAGCGCTGCGGGTTGAATTAAGGTTTACTTCCGCCCGATGCCCATTTCGGCCTTCACCCGCGCCTGCAGGGACTTCCACTCAGCGAGAGGAGCCTCAGTCGTATGCGGCCTGGTGTGGCGGGTCGTCATTTCATCCGACGCCGTGACGCGGTCGGACTGCAAAGCAGTGACCACTTCGCTTAGGGTCTTTCCTTCGGAGATGAAGGCGCTGGACTTTTCAGGCTTGCCAACCAACTGGCAGGCAGCGTGAATGTCGGCGGCGCGTTGACGCTCCACCTTCACGGCCTCGGCAACGTTGCCTTCAGCCGTTACCTTTTCGGCCGCGGCTTTCTCGGCAAGAGCTTTGTCAGCAATCGCCTTGCCGGCTTCCGCCTTTGCGGCGACAGCAGTCTCAGCAACGATCTTCTCAGCAGCGAGCTTGTCAGCCGCCGCCTTCTCTGCGTCCGTCATGGAAATCTCCTCATGTTGACGGTTGGGGTTGGCGGCGGTTTCCGCCGTTGCTCCGGGATGTTTCCACCCGCGGGATTTGGCCAGCGCAACCATCCGTTCCGGTGCGTGCTGGTAAATTCGATAATCGAACGCCGTCGGCTCGATGGACTTCGTCTTGTCCGTCTCGTCAGCGTAACCCTTCAAGACCGCTTCATTTGCGGTCATCCAGATTTCCGACTTCATCTCCTCGCGAATGTCTGCCGCGGGACGTCCTGTTTTCTCGGCGTAGATGTCCGCCATAGACGTCGCCATGGTTTCAAGCATTTCCACGCTCTTGGTGTGGTCTTGCGAATTGCCCATGGTGAAAGCTGCGGGGTCATGGACCATCATCACGGCGCCTGTGCTCATGACGACCGTGGACCCGGCCATCGCGATAACGGACGCGGCTGAGGCCGCAATCGATTCCACGATGATGGTGACGTCTCCCTTGTGGGAGTCGAACGCATTGAAGATCGCGACGCCTTCGGCAGCGATGCCGCCGCCGGAATTGATGCGAACAGTAACGTCCTTGTTCCGGCCAATCGTGGCGAGCGCCTCGACCACGTCGAGGTACGTAAAGCCATCTTCGAACAAGCCGAGGCCGACCGTGCCCGAAAGCACGATCTCGCCATTCTTGATGATGTCCATGTTTATTCTTCCGGTGGGTCGATCGTCGGAAAGTCGCTGTCCGCGGGTCGGGCTTGCGTTACACCGGCGCGGCTGACCTGACCGGCGTCGCTATCGAACACAATGCCGGCGGCATCGGCTCTCTTCTTGTCTGCAATAATTCGGGCGTCAGTCTCAAACGGATCTTCGCCCATTTCTTCGATGACGTCAGAACGCGACTTGAACCCGGCGCGAACCGAAAGCAGTTCCGCCTGCAAATCCTTCAATGGGTCAATCCATTCCCACTGTGGCGGCTTCCAATTCACGCGCAGGATGTCGCGCTTGTTCTTCTCAAAGTCCGCTGGCGATACAGCGATGGCGCGGTGCAACACCGCATCAGACACCCAGCGATTCCATATTGGTCGGCAGAACTGATAGACCATCACCGAATGCTGTATGGCCTCGATCCGTCTCCGAAACTCAATGAGGCCGGCGCGAATAGAGCCATAGCTTGTCTGTCTCAAGTCGCCGGTCATCGCCGCGTATGGCACGCCGAACCCAGCAGCAACCTTCAGAAGTTGTCGGTAAAGAAACGCTTCATAATTCCCGCCAACATCGGCGGGCTCTGAGAACTTCACATCCTCTCCAGGTTCAAGGTCGATCGTTGCGCCCGGCTCAAGCGCCATGGCCGGAACGTCGCCAATAGTCTCGGCACTGCCGAGCGGGTGCGTGGGGTCTTCCGGAACAGGACGGGTGACAAACGCGGTGAACAATGCCGCGATCCGTTTGCGCTCAAGTTCTGCATCTTCGTATTGATCGAGGACCGCGAGCGTGACGATTGCCGATATGGTATGCGGGAGTCCGCGGAGTTGCCCGGCGCGCATCGGCTTGTAGAGGTGCAGAACTTGTTCCGCCGGCACCACAGTTTTCAACCCCGCCGCGTTATAATAGGGCAGGTCTGTATTTGGCATCTGCCGCCAGAAATGATAGCTGACCCGCCGACCGATCTGGTCTAATTCGATGCCGCTCTCAATATGATTCCCGTTCGGAAGAATGCTGTTGTGCTCAAGGGCCAGCATCTCCGCAGGAAGTAACTGCAACTGCATCGGCACCAAAAGTCCGTCTTGCGGAAGACGTGGCCTGATGCGGATAAAACACTCGCCGGCCTCAAACATCTCTGCAGCAACAAGGGCCTGCAAACCGTAGAAGTCGGTCAGCCAGTCGGCGTCCGCTTCGTCCGTCCAGTCCCGCCATGCGAGTTCGAGCGAATCCTTCACGCTCTTGTCCGTCGAAAGTGACGACGGCTTGATGCCGCAGCCAACCAGCGCAGAAACGAAAGTTTCTTTTGCGCAAGCGGCGTGCGGGTTGTTCGCCGTAAGATGACGCGATCGCGCAAGAACAGACTTCCCGTACCGCCTGATCTGCGAATTGATCGCCGAAGCGGTAGTCGGAACGGAACGCAGCCGACGGCCGTTCTTGCCAGCGTCGAATGCAAGCACCTTCGGAGCCGTACTCGACGGGTTCTTTTTGCCTACAGGCATTCAGAGGCCCTTGCAGGACTGATAGAGGTACTTCGGGCCGCGACTTGCAGTCGATCCCAACAACTCAGCGACTTCCCCTTGAAGGGTTGCAATCGCCGTAATCACTTCACTCATGCTGCGATAGTCCACGCGCTGCGTATCGTTGCGCAGCGACGCCACGCCGGAATCGCGGATCTTTATCAGCGCCGCGAGGCGTGTTTGCTTGTCAGTCAATTCGCTCATGACATCCAACTGCTTTGACGAACCCGCCGAGTTAATTTCTGTTGTGGCCTAGCAACCGGAGCGGCTGGATGATCTTGGCCATCCGGCTCTCGCTCGATATGAAGCAACGCTTCGATTTCCGTAAACCGCGCATCCCGCCACCGATCCCAGCCACGCATGGCCGCCAAGCCGCGGGCATAGTTCGCGCAGTCCAGCCATTCGTTGCGCCGACCCTCGATGACCTGCCATTCACGCTTAAGCCGGCCCTTCACCCGAGCCGTGACCAGCGATTCCGAAGTCAATTGCTTGACGCCGTCTTCCGTCACATCGGACGGCAGATGAACAAAGCCGGGCGGATAAGCGCCGTCCTCGGCCTTCTTCAACGCTAACTGCGAAACGATTTCCTGCTTGCAGTAAGAAACGCCGATCTTCAGCGTCTTCAATCCCCGCCGGAGCTTCTTGCCCTTGATCGTAAGATCCAGACCACCAACGCCCATAAAAGCAGCGTCGTAACGATCGTGTCCATCAACCGCGTGGATGTTGCCGCGCCCCTGTTGATTGCGGACGAAGGCCCCAACTTCTGGCGAGAACGCGCCGGAGTCGATGCCCCAATCCCGAACCGACATTTCCACGCCACTCTCATGGCGCCATGTCTCCGAGAACATCGCCTCAAGATCCGACCAGACTTCCGGCCGGTTAGTTTGCCCTAGAAGCACGCGATGCTCGATCAGCCACCGTTGCCGGTTACGACCGAAACCCCAAACACCAATTTCAAGCCGATCCTTCTGCACGTCTACGCCTGCGAACAGGATCAACGCGCCTGCAGGAACGGCGCCGGATGTGTAGCCATCACGCTGCTGATAGACGTGATCCCAATCCGGCGCGTCACCGCGCGTCTGCCACGTCTCACCGAGAACGGTATTTGCAAATCCTTTGAGGAGGTCAGGGTCGCCCTGCGCCGCCTCCTTTCGCTGGGCAATCTCTTCCCACGACATCCACCCAACTGGCGAATATAGCGATGACAGATGGAAGCCGGCGGTTCCATCGCCCTCCGCGGTCTTGCGCCACTCTCCGCGGTGCAGCATCTCCGTCTTGTGCCGCTCGCTTAAGACAGACCCGCACTCCTCGCAAACATAGTGCGCGGACTTTGGATCGCCCTTGTCCCATTTGAGGTTGGCGAACTTCAGCGTCTGGAAGTGATCGCACTCCGGACACGGTACAAAGAACCGGCGCTGGTCGGACTTGGAAAACTCCCGCTCGATGCGCGACCGACCACCTATTGTCGGCGTGGACACCATGTAGATTTTTCGGCGCTGGAACGTCCGCGTCCGAGCTTCGGCAAGCGCGACCGGATCACCCTCCCCGTCGACGTCGCCCGGATACCCGTCCACCTCATCAAGAAACACATACCGCGCCGGCATCGAGCGAAGCCCGACCGCGGAATTCGCGCCGGTCATCACCAGCACGCCGCCGGGAAACTCTTTAGCTAAAACCGTGTTGCCGCTGTCGCGCTCCCGCGGGTCCTTGACCAGATCCCGGAGGGAATCGCTTTCCTCAATCATCGGCGCGATGCGCTGCTTCGAGTAGCGCTTCGCCATATCCACCGTCGGCTGGACCGACAGCATCGGGCCCGGCGCTTGGTGGACGACGTACCCGATCCAGTTCAATCCGGACTCGGTCGCGCCGATCTGGGCGCCCTTCATGAATACGACGCGCTGTATCGCCGACGATGAAGATAGGGCGTCCATGATCGCGCGCAGGTAAGGCGTTCGATCCGTCCGCCACCGTCCCGGTTCGCTCGCTGCCTTTTGAGACAGCGTCCGATGCCGATCGGCCCATTCGCTAACAGTTAGGCTCGGTTCCGGCAGTAGGCCCTCAGACCACGCGCGCCGGCTGACCTCTTCAGCTTGCGAGGCGAAGCGCCGATCTTGATTGATCGGCAAGGTGTTCTCTGACATGCTTTTCCAGAACGACCGCTAGCTTGACCTGATCGATACCTAGCTCGGCGGCCATCATGGGCGACACCCGCGCCGGCCAGTTCGTCCAGCCATCCCGGTCTAGCCGGGCCATCTCAAAGACAGCCTTGTGAACTACCGCGGCGTCAACCAGCGAGGCACTCTCGACCTTGAATTTCAGTTTGGCGAGGCGGCCGAGGTAGGTTTCCTTCAGCGCCTTCGCGGAATTGATATCGAGGATGACGCCGTCGATCTCGACCGTGCCAGCATCATCACCATGCAACGGCGCTTGCGCCGTCACCGGCTTTTTCGAACGGTTGCTCCAGATCGCGGCGTCGATATTCTTGGCGCGATCCTCGTAAACCTCTGATAACTTTACTTTTCCGTCGTGAGAGCGAACCGCC